CTCAACTGACGAAGATCGTGCTCAATTCTGCCGCTGTTGGTGCAATGCGTGATCAGAACCTGATTGATACCATTCAGCCGTCTAACGGTGGTACGCCAATCAGCTACTACAACGGCATTGAGATCGTTGAAGACGATGCACTGCCAGTTGCAGCAGATGGTACCACGGACGCATTCATCATTGCTAACGGTGCTGTTTCTTATGGCTTAGCTAATCCGGAAAACAGCTATGAAGTCAAGCGCGACAGTCTTGGCAATGGTGGTCAGACTGCGGTTATCAACCGCCGTACTCTTGCAATGCAAATTGCGGGTACGTCATTCACTGATGTTACTAAGGTTGCCGGTCTTGGCTACAGCGCAATCAACGCTTCTGAAACATCTATGTACGATCTGGTTGGTGATCCTCGCAACATTGGCATCGTTGACTATCGCTTCACGGTCGACAAGAAGTTTGTTGTTGCCGGAATCAATACCCCAAAAGCATAGCGCCGTCTGGGAATGACGACGGCTTCGACCCTAGCGGAGATGTCAAACCAACGAGTGCTCAAACCGTTGATGAGATCAAAGCATGGCTGGACGCCCACAGTATTGATTACACTGGGAAGACTTTGAAGGCAGACTTGCTTGCGCTTGTTCCTTCAGACTAGCTTGAACACCGTCGCTTATGAAAATCACAGTGCTGCGAAAGCAGGGCGGCGGAAAGGAGGCATAACATGGCCGATACTGATCCAGTAACACTGGACGATTTGAAGACGATGATGGAGATAAAATCTGACGCACAAGATAATGTTCTCAATCTCATCATTACTAACACCACCAAAGCTCTCCGATTTAAGCTCGATTTAAAGCCCACAGAAGACTTCCCAGAGGAACTTTCATACATTGCCCTAGAAGTATGCGTCAGACGCTACAACAGGCGTAAGAACGAAGGAATGACATCATACGAGCAAGAAGGACAGTCTTTCACGTTCAAGTCTAATGACTTCGATGATTTTGCTGACGACATCAACGATTGGAAAGATGCCAACGGGAAGAATGCTACGTCTCTTGGAACCATTAACTTCATTTCTGGCTATCCAAAGAGGTGATCATATGCTTTTAGACCATGAGATCACATTCTGGACGGATGATGAAGAGTACAACCCTAAAACGCATGAGTACGGTGAACCAAAAGAGGTAGCCAGCGCTGCTGCCAGTGTCACCGACATGGGAACCGACAAGAGCGTTCAGCTATTCGGAAACTATGCTCAAAAGGCAAAGGTAATCCGATTAGTTGAGCCGATCACCGTCAATTGGAGCTATTTAACGATTGATGATGATGCAACACGTTACGCTCTCAATACCTCTCGGGATCCTCTTCAAAACGCCACTTTGATTGTGGGTGAGACGAAATGAGCAAAGTTGGACTTGGTTATCGTATTCAGCTAAAAGGTATGGACAAACTGGTTGCTGGTCTGCTTAAGCGAGCAAAGATGGACGTTGTCAAGCAAATCGTCAAACAGCAGACAGCACAGCTCCAGACTCGTTCTCAGCAAATGACGGGCACTGTGTATACAGGCCACTATGAGTGGGCTAAGGGAAAAGGACGCGTTCTTGTCAAACCAACCGGTGCCACAAAGCGTGGCATCAAGCTAGCAATTACTGATTCGGGGCTGACCGGTATCGTAGCGATGACGCAAGAATACAATCCGTACATCGAAAAAGGGACGCGATTTATGCGGGCGCGTCCTGTATTGAAGCCTGCGTTCCTTTATCAAAAGATTCAGTTTATTAATCAGCTTAAACAAGCAGCAAAGTAGGTGATTCAAATCACATCACCAGAGCAAGAGCTCTACGACTACTTCTATGCGTTTTCGCAATCATCTGGGTACAAGACTTACGACCATTTGCCCATGCAGCAGGAGAACGCTCCATATCCCTTCGTCATTGTTGGCGATATTCAAGTTGTTCCTACTGCAACAAAGACGTCACTCAATGGCAATGTGCTAATCACCATCGACATCTGGGGCGACAAAAAACAGCGTTTCACCATATCTGATATGGCGGAGCGCTTTTTTCGTGTCGCGATTGGGCAAGTGCTAACTGATGATTACCGATTCTATGGACGTGTAGAAGATCAGTCAAAAGAGTTCACACAAGACCAGAGCGTCCCTGACACGGTTCTTAACCGAGCCACGCTGATACTCAATCTCAATATTTTATAGGAGGCCATAACATGGCAAATGAATTAAAAGTGCTAGAAGGCATGGACGTTGTTGCCTTGGCTCGCAAACATAGCGATCAAGGCACCGTTAGCGGCCAAGTCATTCCTTGGCAGACTTCGCTTTCCTTTGACCCGTCTGTTGACAGTGATTCCACTGTTACCAAGGACGGAAATGTAGCAACTCGCAGTTCCGCAAGTACCGATCTTGAAGTCGAGTTTCTGAACAACACGGCCGCAATTGCAGACGTAATGTATGACTCACTGTTTGATGGTGAATTGCTCGACTTTTGGATTCTCTACCGTAAGCGCAAGAACGCTGACGGCAAATATTATGCATGGTACATGCAAGTTACCGTTCAAGAAGACAGCAGCGACAATGACCCTGATGATCATTCCACTCGTGATGTCACGTTCTCAGTTAATGGAACGCCTAAGCGTGGCTGGACAACGCTCGACGACGAAACTCAGGAACAGGTTGATTATGTATTCCTTGGGGTTGGCAAGGTCACTGATACTGACAAGACCGGTGGTGGCACTGTTTGGAACAAGGCTGTTGATCCAGGTACTAACACTGCTGATACCGCACCAGCTCAGGGCGGTTCTGGTACTGGAGCATAACAGCATAAGAGGCTTGTCATCAGTCGCCTAAGAAAATCACAGTGCGGGTGAAACCCGGGCGGCTTTAAAAGAAAGGAAATTAAACATGCAATTAACTATCAACGGTAAAGAATATGAGCTTAACTTTGGCGTCCGCTTTGTTCGCGAAATGGATAAGAATCTGGGTGCCGTTATGCATGGCATTAATTTTGGTATGGGTGTTGCAAAGGCACTTGCCGGTTTGAGTGCATATGATGCTGCCGTTTTAGCAGACACCATTTATTCAGCTACCGTGGCGTTGAAAAAGCGACCGTCAGCTAATGAAGTCGATGATTTTATTGACAGCAACACAGACTTAGACTCTCTATTTAAGCAAGTTGCAGATGAAATGAACAGCGCTAACGCAGTAAAAGCAGTAGCAAAAAACATGAAGGCCTAGATGAGGACGAAAGCGTTCAAAAGAATAGTGAAGAAACGTATCACGAAATCTTGTTAAACGCATTTGCCTATCTAGGCTTTTCTGATATTTGGAAAATTGAACGCATGACGCTTGTCGAATATGAACTGCGCATGGAAGCCTATCAACTTAAGCAAGTCGATAGACAGAACGAAATTGCACTACAAGCATGGATGAACCAACAAGTGCAGGCAACAACCGGGAGCAAGACTCCTAAGCCAAAGTATCAGACCTTTGATGATTTCTTTGACAAGAAAGCAGCCATTGATAACGTGCGATCAAATTATGAGCCCAATTATGAAGTATCACAGATGAGCATAACCGAACTCAAACAGACTAGAGCTCAAGTGTTTTCAAAACGGATGGCCGAATTCCAGCAGTTGAAGCGCGAAGGCAAAATCATTCCGTTATCAGAAAGAAAGGAGGGAGCACATGGCTGATAGTTTTAGTGTTGAAGCAATTTTATCTGCCGTTGACCGAAATTTTTCGGGTACTTTCAAGAACATCGCGAATTCTGCGTCAAAGGTCGGTGATAGCTTTGAAAAGTCAACAAAACCAGCGGGTAATTTTGTATCAACCGTGAGCAAAATTGCTGGAGCCATAGGCCTTACCAAAGTGGTAGGGGCTATTGGCGATGGTGTGAGAAGTATGGTAGGAGAACTAGACGAATCAAGCAAAGCTTGGCAGACGTTTGAGGGGAACATGAAGTTTCTGGGTAAGACGCCTGCACAGATTTCGTCAATTGAAAAGTCACTGCAATCATATGCTCAGGAGACTATTTATAGCTCGTCTGATATGGCCTCTGCCTATGCGCAGTTTGCATCAGTAGGTGTAAAAGGAGTAGGTAGCCTTGTCAAAGGTATGGGCGGCCTGGCTGCTGCCACTGATGATCCAAAGCAAGCCATGAAGACATTGATGGAACAAGGTACACAAATGGCCGCTAAGCCGATGGTACAGTGGGCTGACTTCCGCCTAATGCTTGAACAGACTCCAGCAGGTATGGCGGCTGTGGCTAAAGCAATGGGTATGACTACCAAAGAACTCGTTCAGAATGTTCAAAACGGCAAAGTAAGCACACAGCAGTTCTTTGATGGTATCGAAAAGGCAGGCAACAGCAAGGCTTTCCAGAAGATGGCCACGAGTTACAAGACTGTCGGTGAGGCAATGGACGGTCTTCAGGAAACACTGGCAAACAAACTTCAGCCTGCATGGCAGGCAATGTCTAAAGTCGCTGTCGGAGCTATTAGCGGAATCATTGATAAGATTGGCGCAATTAATTTTGATTCTGTTATAGCATCAATCGGCAACTTCTTTTCTCCGTTTTCGGCATTGGTCTTGAACATCAAGACACAACTAAGCAGCTTAGGGAAGGGCGACTCGATGAGTGGGCTCAGTTCCGTTCTCCAAGGAGTCGGGTCCGTTTTACAAACCATTTGGAGCCTAGTTGGTAGTTTAGCGAATGTCGCATTTGTCAATCTGATTAGCGTTGCTCAAAAGGTCGGAGATGCTTTTAATTCGGCATTCGGTAATGGGCAAATGTCGGGAGTATTTAACGGAATCAAAAAAGCTGTTACAGATTTCGGAGTAGCAGCAATGGAAGCGATGACTACCGTTGGGGACTTTATTGCTAATCTACCATGGAAAGCAATTTTTGACGGTGTTAAGGGCGCTCTAAGCGGAGTGGTGGCTGTTTTGAAGCCAATTGCAGCAGTTGTTAAAGCAGCGTTTGCTAACGACATCGTCAAATCATTTGCAGCGGCGATTCTTGGTGCTGTCGGGGCTTTCAAAGTAATTGGATTAGCCATTGGCGGCTTTTCAAGCATTCTCGGTGTTTTTTCTAAAATGATTGGTCCTATTAGAGGCGTTATATCCGTTATCACTAACTTCGGAACTATCGTAAAAACGGCTGGTGGTGTATGGAAAGCATTCGGTTTGATTCTTGGAATGAATCCGTGGGTACTTTTGATTGCTGGGATTGCAGCGGTGGTTGCTGGTCTGGTGTATTTTTTCACTCAAACAAAAACTGGTCAAAAACTTTGGTCAGGATTCGTCTCGTGGCTGCAAAGCGCTTGGCAAGGTCTTGTAGGAGTTGCACAAACTGTTTGGAATACAATATCGGGTGCGTTTACATCTGCAATTAGCGGCATTCAGACAGCTTGGAGCGGCATTACAGGTTTCTTCAGCAATCTATGGACTGGAATTACGACCACGGCATCAGCTGCCTGGGCAGCATTTACAACCACTCTCTCAGCTATCTGGCAAGGTGCTGTTACTGCAGCGACGGCAGTTTGGAACGTGCTATCCACTTTCTTCATGACGCTGTGGAATGGAATAGTTGCAGTAGCCACTGCTGTATGGTCAACCTTCG